TGCATAAGTTTTTATTTGCTGAAACAGATAGACAGAACTTTGTAGCTTGGGTATCAGAGGAACAAGGACAATCTGTTGACCATTTAAAATATATACGACACCACTTTGAAGAAAATGAAATGATTCGCTACTACTTTGGTAATATGGATGGTGGTAGTGTAGGAAAGCGATGGACAGAAAAAGATATTATTACTCCTAAAGGCGATAGAATTATTGCTAAGGGTTCTGCTCAAAGATTGCGTGGTCGTGCAGAAGTAGGTGTACGTTACACTGGAATTATTCTTGATGACTTTGAATCAGAGCTAAATACAAAAACTCCTGAGAGAAGAGCAGAATTAAAAAAATGGATTGTATCTACTGTATACCCATCCTTAGAAGAGACACCAGGAAATGAAGGTTGGATTTGGTTGACTGGTACGATTGTACATTACGATTCATTCTTACAAAATATTCATGACGGTGTTAGAGATGCACGTAAAAATAATCGTAGCTACCCTTGGAATGTAACATTTCACAGAGCTGTAGAAGATGGAGTTCCTTTATGGCCACAACAATTCTCTTTAAAAAAGCTAGAAAATAAAAGAAAAGAATTTATTGAAGCAGGGTTAGTTAATAAGTTTGCTCAAGAATATATGAATGATGCTCGTGACTCGGCATCAGCTGCTTTTAAAGTTGATAGAGTTCAGTATTATAACCATAAGTTTGAAGTAAGAAACAACTATACTTACTTAGTTGATAACAAAGAAGCAATTCCAATTAATGTTTACATAGGTGTTGACTTAGCAGCAACTGCAACAAAAACTTCTGACTACCAAGTAATTTTAGTTATGGGTATAGATGCAAATAAGAATAGATACATTCTTGATTATTTTAGAGAAAAAATACCTGCCTTTGATATGGCAGAGCAAATTATTAAAATGGCAAGAAAATATTCTCCAGTAAGAAGAGTTAGCATAGAAACAGTAGCGGCTCAAGAAATGGTAAGAGATATGACAACTAGGATGTCTGTTAAAGACAGAAGGTTAATGCCTGGAATATTCAAAGGAGTTAAGCCTCCATACGGTATTAAAAAAGAAGATAGACTAGAAACAGCCCTTGGTCCTATTGTTAATTCTAAAAAATTACATATAAAGAAACACATGACAGAAATAGTGGATGAACTTTTTGAGCATCCTAAACCAAAAAACGATGACTTGATGGATGCCCTTTATTATGCAGATTATTTTGCTAGAGCACCTAGTAGTACAGCTATAGACATATCTGAAATGAAAATGGCTGTAAGTAAATCAACTTCATTAAAAGCAAATAAAGTTTATAACTGGATAACTGGTTCTATTAAGTAGAACAATTATTCATACGTTATGGACATAGTTCTTGCATTCACAGAGAATAGATAGTTAAATTCTTCGGTGTAGTTGTATTGTTTTTTATTAAAATAAGGCCATTAAATGGAATATGATAAAAGAGCATTAAAAAACCAAGAAACTTATGATAGGTATAAAAATGATAGGCAGAGTTGGGAACTAGATGCTAGACAAGATATTGATTTTTATTTAGGAAATCATTTTACTGCAGATGAATCCAATGATTTAGCTTCAAAAAATCAAGCAGATGTTCCAATGGATAGAATATCTCCTGCTGTTGAGCGTCTAAAAAGTATGCTAACAGCAAGACCACCAGCTTTTACTGTTATTCCTAGAGAAGATTCTGACTCTTCAATAGCTTATTTATGGAGAATTATAATGGGTTTTGTTTGGCAAAACTCAGATGGTGATGCACAAATGAAACAAGCAATACACGATTATTGTGTTGTAGGATTAGGTTATGTATATGCTTATGTAGATTATGATTCAGATTTTGGAAAAGGAGATGTTAAGTTTTCTTACATAGACCCTTTTAGAATATATGTACCAGCCTCTTCAAGAGATAGATTTTTTACAGATGCGGATAATGTTATTTTATCTACAATATTAACAACTGACCAAGTGTTAAATTTGTACCCAGAGCTAGGAGTTGATATAGACCCAGAAACTCAAGAAGAAATGGAACCATTACTAAATCAAATATCTGGATATAATTTAGACCAAGATTATCCAGACAATGTTAATGCGTCAAGTATCAATATGTACACACCAGACAAGGTTAAGAGTTATACTGATATGCATAACACTAGGTATCAGATATTAGAAAGATTTTATAAGGTTAAAGTTCCTTATTATATATTAAGAGAAAATGATTCTGGAGAAGAATTTATTGTTGACGAAGCAGATTTTTCTTCATTCTTAGAACAAAATAAAAAAATGATAGAAATGGGACAAGTAGATATTACGCAGGTATATCAAAATAGAATTAAAGTTACCGCCAGTATTGGTGAAGTTGTTTTATATGAAACTCTTTTAAATACTGATGTTTACCCTATTGTTCCACTAGCTAATGTATGGACTCAAACTCCTTACCCTCGCTCAGATATTTCAAGAGCAAGGCCAATGCAAAGACTATTAAATAAGCTTTGGTCTTTGGCTCTTTCTCACGCACAAGCTTCAGCGGGATTAAAATTAATGGTTCCAATAGGAAGTGTTGAAAGCGTAGCTCAGTTAGAAAAAGATTGGGCAAACCCAAATGCTGTTATTGAAGTAGACTCATCTCAAGGAGAACCTCATTACCCAGCACCGCAGCCTTTAACTGGAGAGTTTTACAGATTGATACAGCAAGCAGAGTTTTATATTAATTTTATTTTTGGTATACCAGAAATAATGCAAGGGGTTGGAGACAAAGCTCCTGACACTGCTAGAGGAACAGAAAGATTAATTGCTCTTGGAAGTGAAAGACCTAAATCTAAACTAAGAGATATAGAGTTTAGCATTAAAAGATTAGGAAAAGTATTATATAACTATGGTAAGAGTCATTACTCTCACGAAAAATTATTTAGACTTGCACAACCAAATAATGATATGTCAGAAACTATGTCTCAAATATACTCAGATAAAACTCAAACTATATTTGATTTAAAAAAAGATAAGCATAATTTAGAACAACATGATGTTGGTATTGAATCTGGCTCAACCTTACCTACAAGTAAGTATGCAGAGCTAGCGGTCTACATAGAAGCATATGAAATGGGAATTATAGACCAAGTAGAAGTATTAAAGAAAAACCCAGATATTTTTGACAAAGAAGGTATACTGTCAAGAATGAACCAAAGACAACAGATGCAACAGCAAATGTCTTCTATGGGTGAAACAATAAAAAATTTACAGGGAGACCTGCAAACGGCCACAAGAGAATCTATATCAGATAGAAAACGAACTGAAGTTGAGAAATTTAAGACTCGTCTAAATGATATAGAATCTAACGCCAATGCCGATAGGCGTGTTAATAAAAACAAATTAAACGACAAGGTGTTGCTCGAATTAGAGAAATTGCGTGGAGAGATTAAAGTAATCGAATCCAATGTACGTAGTTCTGCTCAAAAGAAAGAGACATCGAAGGAGTAATAATGAATAACGAAACATCAACAACCGATACTCAAGCTGTAGAATCCATGGATGGGGTTCAAGCTGAGTCACAACAAGAAGGTACTTTACAAGGAGAAGGAATGGAGTGGGAAAAAGAAGCTAAAAAGTTTCAGTCAATGTATGACAGGGCTGTTACAGATAATAAGCATTTAGACCAATACAAACCTTTAATTAACTTGCTAGAGCAACGACCAGACCTTGTAGAAAGCTTAAGAGATAATATTGTCGGAAACAATGGTGCTAATAAAGAAACTGAAGCACAACAGCTAAACGAAGACGAGTTCAATCCGTGGGAAGCGTATAATAAACCTGGTTCATCTTCTTATAACTTTAGAGTTAAAGAAGAAGAAGGGCGAATAAATAGTGCAGTAAGTAATGCTATGAGAGGGCAAGAGCAAAAACAGTTTTTAAATGAAACTGTTAGTACATTAAAAAGAGATTTTGGTATGGAAGAACACGAAGTAAAAGATTTTATGGAGTTTACTTCAGCACCAAAAGAATCTGTTCCTTTAGACAATCTGGTTAAGTTATTTAAAATGAATAAAGGTGAATATAAAGAACCTGTTATTCAAAGACTAGATACGTCTAACCAAGCAAGAACCGCAGGGGTATTGCAAGGTGGAGCGGCTCCTACTAAATCTGAACAAGATGGAATGTGGGACCAAATTCTTAATGCAGCTCAAACTGGTAGCATTAGCAAAGGAATAAAACGTAAATAAATAGGAGAATACAATGGCAATAAGTGGACAAATAAAGTCAACAAACTTGACTGCTGCTACAACTAGTGCTGATTATGGAGTTGCTCCAGATAGAAGAAGATTATATAACTTTTCTGATAGGATTGCTGAACTAGCACCTGAAGAAAGTCCTTTCTTCGTATACCTGAGTAAAACCGCAAAACTTCCTACGGAT